TTACCATTCCGCGACCGTATAGATTACGGAGCCCCCCTTAACGTCGCTGCCCTGCCCGTGCGCGAGAGCTTCCCATCGACCGACCTGCAATCCTGCCGTCCAATATGTACGGCTGTCAACCTGCGTCACGCCCGTCTTGATCTTGCGCCGCTTGTCGAGGTTAATTTTGTATACGCCGACTTGATAATCTTTGTTCTCGGGCTGCGGGGCGACGACCGTCCTATCCGTCTTTTCGAGAGCGGCGGGCGGCAGTGTCTTATCATTATGATTGATGCGCTCCTGCACCTGCGCCGCCGCACGCTCCACGGTCGGCGCGGTGACCGTGACATGTGTCACGGGCTGCACCTTGCCCTCCTGCGCGCGCTCTATGGCACGGGCGAGCTGCTGTGCTTGCCCCTCGGATACTCTCAAGCGCTCGCGCAAAGTATCTGCGTCCCGCGCCTGCTCCTCGGTCATGATCTGCGCTTGCCTTAGCGCCTCCTGCGTATGCGCGTGGTAGCGGTATGTGAGTACACCAACAACGGCGAGGACAAGGATGCACGCCGCGGCGATAATGATTTGCTTGCGTGTGATGTTTTCAAGCATGGGTTATTCCTCCTCCGCACCTATAGGTTCATACGTTTTCTCGAAGATGTACGGCTTGCATGGATAAAACTCTCCATTGACGCCGCGAATAATGAAGTCGTTCACGCTTGCAACCATAGCGCCCTCTAACGTATGAACGATGAGGTTTGTTCCCCCGTTATACACTTCACCGACAGCATCGCAGGCAAAGGCTTTTATCTCATCAAGGTTATTGTCATGCCATTGGACAGCATCAATGACAACGGGTCTTTTTCTGTATTTCATTTTACCGCCTCAATTCTGCGCGTACCAATTCGCCTTACCCCGCACTTCCGGCAGCAGCACATAAAGATTTGTTCCGGGGCACGCTGTCGGCATGAGATCGCGGTGCCCGACGACATGATTCTCATCAATCGGCAGACCGTAGTCCGTGCAGAGATTCGCGAGCAGCATCGCGAGGGATTCGATCTGCGCCCCCGTTGGATCGGCGAGCTCGAAATTCCCGCAGACGTGAATCCCGATCGTGTGATTGTTGTGCTCGTATGCGTGTGCGCCGACCGTCCAATGCAGACGCCCCGCCTCGATCGTGCCACTCTTGCGTATGACATAGTGATAGCCGATGCCCGCCCATCCCTGCGCCCTGTGGCTTGCGTGGATCTCTTCTGCGGACAGATCGTCGTCGTACGGATTGCCCGTGTGATGGATGACAATCTGATCCGTCGCCATACGCTTGCTGAGCTCTCCAAAAGACAGCTCCGTGTCCTTGATGTTTACTCTTTGCATTTCTGATCCTCCTTTTCTTCCTCGTACTGATCCGGGATACCGTTGTTGTCACGGTCGATAAATGACTTTGCGAGGAATCCGATGACCGCGATCCACGCCGCCGACGCAATCTCATGAAGGAAAGCGCGGAGCTCCACGAGATCAGCCCTCGGCTGCGTGTACCAGTCGTACGTCCATGCGCAAACGTAGATTGTGCAGCACAGGATGATCAGTATGGCGTACCATACGATATAACGCATGGCAGCATGACTCTTCGGCATGGATTTGACATATGCCCCTGCCCTGCCGATCCACTGTGCTATCTTTGCGCCCATCGTTATCGCCCTCCGAGCGCCCACGTGAGGATTGTCGCGAAGATACCGACGAGCGTCGTGCTCATCCCAATCGTCCAGCACACGTCCCTTTTGAAATCGTCGATCCGCTTGTGCGCGGATTTGAGGGACGATTCGATCGCAGCGATCTGTCTGCCGATACTATGTAGCTCATCCTTGCAGGCAGGATGCTCCCTCCGTATTACCGTGAGCTGCTCCTCAATCCTTGCGAGCCGCTCGGTTAAAGACTGATCCATATGCGTTCCTTTCATTGCATCAAAATAGCCGCCCGATTGAGCGGCTATCCTTCATTCCTACATTCTTATCCCTCACGCGTCGCGAGATATTCCGCAACATCCTCTCGGTACAGCTCCGGCACGATGGGCTTCTTGTCCTCGTTGTCCTCATCAACAACGAGCCACTTCCCGGCGCGTACCAAGAGCGCATACACGGGGATCATGTATTTGTTCTTCGTCTTCATTTCTTGTCACCCCCTTTCAGAGCTTCTACTTCAGCTTTCAAAGCGGCGATTTCCGCCTCCTGTGATGCAACAGCCTCAGCTAGCGCAACTGCCGTTTCATCGACATCCGGTTCAGACGGTGTTTCTCGTGGTTCGACTTTCGGCGCAGGGGGAGCGCTGACAGGCTTACCCGTGGCGGCATCGCGGATGTAACCCGTGCCGTTGTCCCCCTGCCCGCGATTGCCAACATAGTGATGGTAATCCTCTTCTGTAATCGGGACGTAGCCGCCGTCAAGATAGGATTGCCGTTCTTCGTCCGTCGCGTAGTGGACGCCTTCGCATACGGTCGCAGTGCGGCGTCCTGCGTCGTCAAATTTTGCTAGATATTCCATAACTGGGTCCCCCTCCTTGTTAATGACCTATCGCGATAAACTGAACCGGGTGTCCGTTCTGTGGGGTGCCAATATCGTCAGGCCACCATGATGCTATAAACTGAGTATTTGAGATAAGGCTGAAACCAACTCCATATTCGTAGCTTACGCTACCCCCCGTTATCATGAATGCTTTATTAGGAAACTCAATGGGGAACGCATAGGACCTAGCGGCACTTGACAAGCCGTCAATCGTACCCCACTGTATGATGAGCCCATTTGCGAACTTGACCCACCCGTTCTGGGCGATCGAGCTTGCCACGATGCCACCCGTATTCTGTGCAGTGATTTTTTCGAGGATGTCGGAGAGTGACTGCCCTCCGAGCCGATCTGCGCTATCAGCTTTGCCGATGAGTCGTCCTTCAAAGCCTTCATCGGCTTTCATTTTTCCGGATGTATAGACATGTTTTCCGTTATAGGCTCGTATCCAGTCGTTATCAGTCATGTGCCAGCCGCCGCCGTGGCTCTCGAAGTAGAATCCACTGTCATCATGCGCACGGAACCAATCCCTAGTATTAAAGGTTGCTGCCCAAAGAGCACCGCTCATCGTGTCGCCGCTCTTGCTTACCTTCTCGGCGAGATTATTAAGGATCGTCGTTGCAAAGTTCGGGTCGTTCCCGATTGCCTTTGCCAACTCCTGCAAGGTGTCAAGAGCGGCGGGACTGGAGTTCACGAGCGCAGTTATCGCCGCGGCGACAAAATTGGTTGTTGCGAGCTGATCGCTGCGCGTTCCTGCCGATGCCGTAGGCGCGGTCGGCGTGCCCGTGAGAGCAGGGGATTCATACGCATCCGCATGCAGGTGCTTCTTGTGTACAGACTTCTCTGGATGATCGAGCTCGGCAGCGGTGCGGTGGGTGTTGATTCCATCTGCCGCGGCGCTCGTGATTGCTTCCTCGAGGTATCTTGTGATGCCCTCGACGTCGTTATCCATGCAGTCATGTCCTCGTTTTACAATGAGGTTTGCGATTGCCTTGCACATTGCCGACCATTGATAGTACATCTTGTTGTGCATACGTGAGAGCGCCATTCCGGGAATAACACCGCCGATGCGCTGTGTCGCTTCTTTATACTCCGAGTCGTTATAGGTGCGCTCTGGCATATTCTCCTCGTTGAAAATCTGGAAGTTTGTCTTTGCCATACCGATTCCTCCTTACATCCAGCTGCTGTCATCATAACCGTTCATTCCAGTCTTTGGGTCGTCTATATCATAAGCAAAGGATACGTCCGGCATGGAGTTCATCCAGTTCGCATGGTCGTATCCTTTGATGGTCTCTGTTTCGAGGTCATATCCGAACACTGCTTGCTCGGAAAAATAATAATTCACACGAACACCCTGCGGCTTTGGAATGATGAGCCCCTGCCGAACCATTTCTTTGGTGATTTGGTCATCAATGCCGATGGCGAGGACGTCAATCGTCATATCCTGATTGTCTTGGATAATGATTCCTTTGCCGAACAGCGCGCTCCACAGTTCCTTGATGTCGTATATCCCACCCTTCCACATATTCTTGGCGATCTGTGCGCGGAGCAGATTACGGTATGCTTCGTTGTCGAGCACGGGAGACAGCCCCTTGTCCGGCTGATACGGCAGTGTGCGTTGCGCGCCGACAAACTCGCCGAGGACATCCTCCTGTACGCCTGTCGCATAGTCGAGATCGTATTCGTCGTCAAGATAGACGGCGAGCGCAAATATATCATCCGAGCAGGAAAGCAGGGCTTCGACGGTTCTCATGAACTTCTCGCGCCCTCGATGCTGCGATGTGATAAGGTCAAGGTACGAATCCATCATGGGCATCAAACCACCTCCACCGTAACCGCCGAGCTCTTTGCGATAGCATTGTACGGGATGATGATATCGACAATGCCGAGCGTTCCGCCAGCTCTCCCAAGCTGCACGGACTGCAGGGCAAACGGCGGGTGCAGGGCATCGTCAACAGCTGCCGAAATCGCAGTGAGGATGCCCGTCGTCGTCACGTTGGTGCCAATTCCGAGGCGTTCGATGTATTCTGTGATATTTCGATTGATATCATCTTCGACGGTCGTTACAAAGATCGCGTATTTTTTGATGGTAACCTTGACCGCAACCTCTTGATAAATCGGGCGAAAAAACCGAATTTCATTTTTCAATCCGTCTGAGTTGACGTAGATCGTTGTCGTTGTCCCGTGCGTTCCGCATCCCGGACCTTTGCGCAGGTAGATTTGCTCTGCCACCGCAGAATCAAGCCCACCCTCTACAACGGCGGCGATACTGTGACCTGGGACGCCGTTTTCATCCGTGCTGTTCGTGTCGTTTTCATACACCTTGTACCGCGTAACGCCTGCGACGCTTGCGATGCCGGCAATGGTGCTGTCAACCATGTTTTGGCTCGGAATCGCCGTTGAGATGGATTGACGCTTGCGCAGCTCCTCATCTGTTTCGATGGGACGCCCTTTGACCGCAGGCACTTTATTGGTGACGGACAGCCATCCATACTGCGGGTTGCTGATTTTCGTGATGGTACCGACGGGCGCCTCCACCGCTCCGACGTCTTGGCATTGCGCCGTTGTCTCGAGTGTTTCCCCCTCGAATCTGATTTTCTCCGGGAGTTCCCATTTTCTCCCCTGCGTATCCTCGACAATGCCTGCGGGGATGGTCGTTCCCGGTACACCCGTGAGTGTCAGCACACAGGTTGAATGCGTCGCGGTCTTGCGGCGCAGACCGTTCAGCTTGACACGGCTCGACAGCCCCGTGCCGACTGCCGTCTTTGCGCTCTGATTGTGGTAGACGATCTGCAGCATCTGCATCGTGTCGTAGGTCTTGAGCGCAAATGCAGATATCATCTGATAATCCTGCGCATCATTGCCGAGGTAGATGTCCTCCCCGTAGATTTTCTTAAACTGCGCGATCAGATCATCCCGAATGTCGGCGTAGGTCGGCACATGAAGCCCCGCATCGTCAATATATGGCGCGAAATATGCCATTGCTATACCTCCTCGTCGATGCTGAACGCACCATATTCGCTTTGAATCGCCGCGCGAATGGTCAGCCGGCGATTCTCGTTATCCCATATCGGGTCAAAGGACAAAATGGACAGGACGTGCGGCGTCTGCTGGATGCGGTCGCGTATGATTTGCTCTGCCGCCGCCACATCTCGGTGTGCGATGATCTTCTGCCAATAAGGCACACCATCTTCGATGTCCTCCCACCACTCGTAAATTAAAAGGCGCAGCCGCGTTAAAATCGCTTGCTGCACCGCCGCAGCTCCCTCGATATAGGCATGTCCATTGCCGAGGCAAAAATCCCCGGTCTCGTCAAGCATACGGTATCTCATGACACACCGCCTGTTGTTCCACCGCCCGGCATAACGCCGCCGTGCGTATGCCCGAGGAAGCTGCGCCCGTCGATAACAACGCCACCGCTGATAGTGACGCCGCCCGCCGCCTGTATGTTGATTGTACTTCCGTTGATCTCGATAGAGGCGTCTCCCGATGCGTTGCGCAGCTGCGCCGTACCGGGCGAATATCCGCTGACAACATGCGGCTGGCTGCGAAAACCGACAAGGGCGAATCCATCTGAAAGATCATGCCGGCGCTTTTCCGCTTGATTCTGCACGCCTCCATTTTGCCACCATGCGTCGATGCAGCTGTCGCCGAACACCACAAGGCAATCATCGCCGGTCTGAATCGGGAGCGTCAGACAGTATCCGCCGCCCGAATAAACGAAGAAGGGAACATCCGGAAGAAGCGGTATCTCCGCCCATTCAAGTATGCCGCCCCGGTTCATCCTCTCGCGGATCGCGAGCCTAACAGTACATGTCTGCCGCGCATAATCGACCGACTGGATAATGCCGGGCGCGGCGACCCGCAAATCAAAAGCGAAGCCATCCATCTCCCGCTTGCTCTGCTCGATTTCCTCAGCGAGCCGTTCCGAAACCTTGAGCATTCCATCACCTCATTTCATTGTCTGTCCTGCGCCGTTCACCGTGGTCAGGAGCCCCATGCGTCCATTTCGGCTGACGCCTATCACCGACGTTGTCCATTCGTCGCCCCACGTGTCCCCGTGATGCTCGACAGAGAACACCTGATACTCACCGTCCTGGTCGAACTGCGCCGTCTGCGGGAGTTGGTCGCTCATTTGCTGTCCGCTACTGGGATCAATCTGAATCGCCTGCCGCTGAATGATCTCGTTGTCGATCTTAATCATCGTGCGCAGCTTTACCCTCGGATCGAGCAGCATTTTAATCTGTATGCCTTGGTCGGTATAGATGGGCGTACCGACAAGCCCGGTATTCGGCGTGAGTACGAGCACACGATCCTCTGGGATCTCCTGCTCGACCGTTTCTATCGTCAGTTTCCCATCTTCACCCTCCCAGTAGGCGGCGTCGTTCCACGTGCAAATATCGCGCAGGTATTTTGCGGGCGTACCGAAAAGCACCTTTCCGCGTGGCAGCGGCTCAGCGGGCAGCTCCTCACTCACCTCGCCGACGCCTATTTTCTTATCCGCCTGTCCTGCGACTGCATTCACCACATCGCGCGGCGTACTTCCCGCTGCGATGGTGCTGCGAACGTGATTCATAAAGAGGCTTATCATCCCTTTGATGGCGATGATCTCAAGGCGATAGTCCGTCCCGTTCTCTCTGTTCCGGAAAATCTGAACAATGTCCCCAGTGAAAATCTCGCCGTACTGCCCTTCCTCATAGCCGCCGAAAATGGAGATCTGAAAGCCCTCCTCGATGGCCTCTTTCTCGGTTGCTGCGTTCATGTTGTAAACAACGAGCGTTCCAATCTGCACGGCGGTCTCGGTTGTGGTCTTTGTTTGGAACTCGCATTTGAGCATAGACACATCCATCTCGGTGTCATGCTCCGGATCCCGCTCATCGGTTGCACTCCCGTTCTCGTCTATCTTGTAGGCGGGCTTGTAGATCAGGATTTTCCATTTCCGCCCGTAGAGCCGCCCTCTGCGTGCCGGTGCTTTCGTCACATCTCCTTCATTTGTCTCCGGCATCGCTGTCCCCCCATATGACATACCAGTCGCTGTCAAGCGTCGTTTCACTCGGCCATTGTTCCATGACGCGGCTGCGCGGGACAATCCATGCGCTGCCAACGCCGAGATAGCCGACCTGCTCAAGGATGTTCTGTCCCGGCAGGAGCGGCAGCCCGGAATAGACGAGATCATCATTTCGATAGATGTCGACGAGCCAGTATCCAGCGATATCGTTGTAAGTCATGCGGAACCGCAGAAGTGTGTTTCCGCCGTCAATCGGTACCTTCGCGCTGAATTTGTGATTCGGGATCCCTTGAAAGGGGATGATAGAGAACAATTCCGCGCACCTCCTATGTCAAAATGCCCCTGCCCGTATCCAAAATGACACGTGCAGCGGTCTTATTCACATCATCGCCCGTCTGCACGGGCGTCTGTCCTGCCGAGGTCTCCCCGGCCGATGCCGAGGCTCGAGCGCTGACTGCCGTCTCCGCCACGGTCGCAAAGATGATCTCCCGCAGCCGCACCGTACAGCGCAAGGCGTGAAGCGTATTCACATCGTCGGGCGAGGACATCTCCTCGATGAGCATGTTGTGATAGATTTGCAGCCGCGTCTCGACGGTAATCGGGACGCGCGCCAGCTGCATCGCACGCAGGCTTTTCCATGCGGTGATGGATCGACCTTCCCCCGGCGTCGTCATCATGTTCGGCATACATGGCAGACCAGCAAAATTGCTATACATCTTGCCCATCGACTGCAGAATGTTGCTGAATACCGGCGGCGCCTGCATATAGCTGTCAGCAGTAGCGTCTGACATCATAATTTCAATGGTAACCTCGGCGGGCTCAATGACAGCATGATCCGTCATAGTGACGCCCGTCTGCACGGGATAATTCGTCGGGCGCACGCGGCTGATGTGCTCCGTGCGCATGATACCGTCAAAGTGCATCCCGCCGATCGGCCATTTCGGAACGCGGAACAAGAATTGCTCCATATCCTTATATCCGGTCAAGAAGTTGATGATCTCATAGTGTCCCGTCATCTTCCCGATCTCCGCTCCGACTTTCATCCAGTCGGGCTTTTTCTTGCCGGAGACAAGTTCGGAAAAATAATTGATGCCGTCGAGAGATAGTCCCTTTTTAACGCCCATGAAGTCGCCTCCTCAAATCATCACGGGCGCACCCGTCATCGTACGGCTCCGCAGGATATGCGCGCCCCTTTGTTCGAGCAGGCTCATCGTCTCGCGCCCGACACTCCTGCCGATTTCTGCGGCACTCTGGTTCGTTCCGTTGACGGTAACGCCGCCGACGTTGACCTGATAGACGACGTTTCCTCCTCCGCCTCCGGACTGATAGCCTCCATATCCGCTCTGCCGGGCACCGGACATCAGTCCGTTGTAAAGGAGCGGGTCAACGCTGTACGTCGAGGAGAAGGATGTCTGCATGATCGGAGCGCTCGTCCTTGGCCTCTTTTTGGCGCCCGGGAGGCCTCCTGCCGTCTGAACCGGTTCGGATGGTTCGGCACGCAGAATGTCGCCGTTCTTTATCCTTTTATACCACTCCGCAGTATAGGCTTGTTCGTATCCGTGCTTTCCGACTTCAAACTCATCTGTCCAGACCGTCGTCGATTCGGACGGAGACATGCCGTTCATCCGCGCCGGGTCTAGTCCGCGCTGCTGCGCCTCGATGATCGCATAGTCCGTCTGTACGCCCGGGTCTTGCGGATCAAGCCCGTGTTCCTTCGCCCATGCAAGAAACGCCTTTGTCCGCTCACCATTCCACTGGTACATGCCATAGCCGCCAACATGGCCGACACCCGGAACGTCGTGCTCCGGAACATCGCTTGTATCAAAATTGTGCTCCTGCTCCAAACGCCCAAGAACCCCGGCGATGACCTCGTCGGAATAGCCCGCCGCCTTGAGCCGTTCGTATACGACGCGAGCGTTCCATGCTCGGTCGCCTTTCCCTGCGGGGCTGCCGTCGCCGTCTCCACTGAGGATCATCCACGCTTTGCGGAACTCCCCGTCTTTGAGCGCAAGAAGCGCACGGCCGAATTTTCCGACACGCGAAATCGCGCCGTCGATCATCCTGCCGATCTCCTCCCAAAACCGACGGAACGGCGCGCTGTCGCGCATCATCCTGAGAAGGTCGCGGAACACACCGACTGCACTCGACACGATCCGGACGAGCGCTGTGAATATGCCGAAAACGGCGCGGATCGCATCGCGGAAGGTGTAGACATGATCTGTCTTGCCGAGCTCTCCAAACAGCCCTCGAAATGCGATATTGACGAGGTCAAGGATGACATTGAAGGTATCCATGAGAACGCTCGCGAGTTCGCCCACGGCGTCGATCAGCTCGCGGTATTCCTTTGTCTTGCGCACCTCATTAGCAAGGCGCGAAATCCAACGAATGAGGCTTTTGAACGTCCCCAAAAGAGACATGAACATATCCCATAGTTTTTCTATGGCTGAGCTCAGATGCCGGACGGCGCCATGCTTTTCCATGGATTCATAGAGGAGCTTTGCTTGCTCGATCCATGCCGCGACGTAGATGGTCGCGAGATCCCAAAGAGCACCGCCGATCTCCTTGATCTCGGACAGAAACGCCCTCAGTTCGCTAGAACCTCGAACGCGATTGAAGAACACCGACACAGCGCCGGCGAACTCGTCCCACTTCTTCTTTGCCGCCTCGATGTACTCGCTCAATTTGTCCCAATAGGCGCCGAGGGCGGACTGCTTACCCTCCATATGACCGTAGTAATCGTCAATGAGAAGGAGCAGTGAGCCTACCAGCATCAGCATGCGCGTCAGCGGATTCGCCCTGAGTGCAACCGTCAGTGCGGCGAGTGCGGCGAGTGCGATCTTGACGCCCTTCGGGAAGCTGTCCCACATCGCCCAAAGCGATTTTCCGATGTCCATGACGAGCGTCAAGAAATGCCTGCCCACGTTGATGATGTAAATGAGCAGGCGCGCGGCTTTCTCCGTCCAGACACTCATGTTTTTGACAAACATATCGTTAAAGCTGCGGAACTTCTCGCGGGCTTCTGCAAGAGGACGATTCAGATACTTCATGAGATAGTATCCGACCCATGTCATTGCATAGGAGACCTCTTGCTTGAGCCGCGTGAACTCAAACATGAGATCGCGGAAGCCCCGCATCGTCTCTGCGAAGTCCCCGCCGACCTTCATCTTGCGCCCGTCTTCGGTGAGCTTGTTGAAACGATCCATCAGCTCGGGCGTCAGCATAATGTCCTGTATGGATTCGCCGAGCGCGTCCGTCGCCGCTTTCATCGTCCATGCGGCATCCTTGCCGACCATCATCTGACGCGACAGCTTCTGCATGGCGATGTCCTGCTTTGCAGCGGCTTTCATCAATCCGAAAACGGACGCCGTAACGCTTGCGATCGCCGTCCCAATGACGGCAGAGGCGCGGACGAAGTTTGCGGCCATATGCCCCGTTGCCGAATCCACGGTACGGTCAAGGCTTTTAATCGTCGTCTCTGCCTCCCGAAAGCCTGGCTTATCAATCCGTGCGCCGAGGCCGACAAGATATTCCTGTATCATCTCACCGATCATGTATTCACCTCCTTATTTGCCGCGCATTCCTCCGCCCGACGGCGGTTCTCTCCCTCCACGAGCATAATCTCATGCATGTCGAGAAGATCATTGAATGTATACGTCCCGTCCCACAGTTCATGCTGCTGCCATTTCCCTGCGATGACGGGCGCATACACCCATTCGTTTACGTTTCGGTAGGCGCAAAGTTCAAATCCCGGAGCCCGGCTTGTAATGCCGTCAAGCCGTCTCCGCTGAAAAAACCCGAGATGTTGAAAACCAACGCGTGAATCGTGAGCATGATGACGAGCATCGCATTGTCAGCGACGTCCTCGACGCCCCAGCTACCGTTCTCATTTAGGAGCGGCGCGGTGCGCCCGGGCAAAACCTCGCCGACGACGGAGAGGACGTCCTTCTGGAACGCGATAAACTCCGCCTTGCTCATCAGCGCACGGTTTGGCATCGGCAGCGCAGAAGTATCGCCTCCGTCCGCCTGCACGGCATTCATCATTTTCGCCTCCATGCCCATCGGAAGCATTTTCTCCATGAGCGTGAATGCGATATAACTGCCTGTAAAAGCGTCAAAGGAGCGGATTTCAAATTTCCGCCCCTGCAGCTCGACGACCTTTTTAATTTGTCGTTTCATCATTTACCTCCAAATCAAAGCTGGATGCGCTGAATATCTGCAAACAGAATCTGCCATGCGACGCGCTGACCTTGGCTCTGCAGCGGCTCGTCCGGCTCTTTCGTGAAGGAGCCGCCGGAGCAGTAATAGGTCTTGCCCATCTTCGGTGCTTCAATCGTCATAGAGATTGTTGTCCATGCCGACGTGTCCGCCTGCCAGCAGTAATTAAAAAGCCCCTGCAGAAATTTATGCAGGGAGCTCGTCTGCTGCGCGTTGATGGCGACACTGCCGTTATTGCCCGCGATCTTGCTGACCATAACCGAGCCGTCCGAGGCGACGTCGTGCACCGAGCGATCCGTCGTCTTGGATACGGTCATATCGCCGATGCCCTCGCCCTGAATCGAATACGAGCCGTATCCGGGGCAGTTGATTGTCGCATTGACGTCGGTAAACGAATAGGTGCTTACATTTGGCATTCTTTATCCTCCCTTCTTAGCGGTTCACGTCGACCTGAATGGTGACATGGTGAATCGCGCCCGCAAGTTTCAGCGACACGTAGATCGGCGGGGCATTGCGTGCGTCTCGATCCGCCTGCTGCTGATTCGCGATCGGCTCGCTCTGAATGAGGTATCCTCCCGGGAGTACCTGTCCGTATTCAAGCGCCATCAATTCCTCGCCTTTCCAGACGCCCTCCTTGATGAAGCCGATGCGGTTCATGTCGTCGCATACCTCTTTGAGTGCTGTCTTGATGCGTCCCATGCCGGCTTCCGTCTGCGGGACTTTGCCCACATTGACGAGCAAGTCCATGATGGAGAGCTGCATGTCGTTCTTGAACTTGTCGAGATAGATGATCTCATCGAACCACGAGCCGTCGCCGACACGCCCCTCCTCAAACACATCATAGTAATTACCGCGGTTGATGTAGACGTTACCGTAATTGTTCTTGATGTTATTGAGGTCGTTCGTCGTGAAGGTCTGCATGTAGTTTTCTGCCTGCACGCCGACCTCGGGCTTGTAGGCGAGCGTGAACGCGCTGTTCATTGTGGAGGCGCTCATCGCCCCCATCGCCCATCCGATTATCGCGCAGACAGCATCTTTGTGTGCAGTCGAATACTGCCCGATGATGCGGCGATACTTCTTGCTCTTGATGGTGCCGAAGATTCCGCCGTCCGCCGCTTTCGCCTTGTTGTCTGCCGTCGTAAAGGCAAACATGGTAGACGGAGTGCACGCCTCGACAAACTCCTGCACCTCAAGCAGCTGCGCGTCGGTCATGTCGCCGCAGTAGATGCCGACGTACCACTCCGAATCCTCCTGGCGCAGTGCCTGAATCGTCTTGACGGGCGTCTCCTTGCTCGCCACCTTGCCGATTGCAACGAGCGGCGGTTTCTTCCGCTGCCCGAAGATCAGCGCGGCCGCCTTGTAAAGGCGATCCTCCGTCGTGAAGCCCGCCTGCAGCATCGAATTGAGGCTGTCATAAGTCACGATGCGCCGGTCTGCAAAATCCGCGACCGAGCCGACGTCGCCCATAAGCAGAGCGAGATTGAATTTCTTGCGCGTCGCCGAGACGGCGGCAAGATTGACGATGATATTGACCACGGGGTCAAGCGGCAGCACATTTTTGAGTGCCATATTGTTCCCTCCTTATGGTTATGGATTCGCCTGTGCGCCGATTTGGACGCGGTCGATGTGACCGACGTCCTCCGGCACGAGACGATAGAGTTCATTGAATCGCAGGGTGATATCCCACCTGTCCCACCACTTCCCTGCGAAAAGTTCGGGCGCCTGCATACACGTCGGGAGATTAGTGATGATGAACACGTCCTTGCGGGCAAGGTTCCGCTGCACAGAATCGTAGAAAAATCCGTCCTTGAGAAAATTGACGAGCTCGTAGGATTTCCGCCCGTATGCGGTCGCCTGCAGCTCCCACACGCGCGTTCTCACGGTATCCCGATAGACAGTTCCATTATCCGTGCGGTACTGACTGTCACGCTGTTTTGCGTAGTCGTCATCCGCTTCAGCAAGATACAGAAAGACGATATCGTCGCTGATCTTCCAGTCGGGCGCACCTCCTTCCGGATAGCGCCAACGGATGAATTTGTCAGGTTTTTTGATGATGCCCGATACGATATCCTTCACTTCGCCCCAGAACAGCTCCTGAAGCTCCGTATAGGTCATCCGCTATCCTCCTCTCCCATGAGCCCGCCGATTGCCTTGTAATACCCGTTTGCTGCATAATCGAAGGTTTGTATCAGCTTGTACCGCTTTCCCTTCCACACGCACACATCCGACGTTTTGTCGGTATCGGAGACATCAAGGCTGACCTCGTCCGTGATGAAGGTTTTCATCCCGTTGACGCGATCGGCGGTATCGAGCAGTTCGAGGTCTTTGCTTGAGGACGGCTGCACAATTCCTTCGACTGTTATTTCCGTCGTTTTTGTGTGCGCGCTGCCGTGTATCCACTCCGTCTCGCCCTGCTTGATAACGATAAAGTTTGTGCAAAAATCCGGATCGTGGACGATCTCTGAAACATTGATTGCCATCGGATCACCCCATATCCCTTATGACATAAGTGATGGATTTTCGCATCGCATCCGTATCAATGAGTGGACTGTCACTTCCCTTCGCCTTGATGGTTCGCTCAGAGTTCGGCGGCCATTTATTCTTTGGGTTATCGAACCATGATTGTGCAGCTTTCACAGCAATCTCACCGGCAGCGCTAAGCTCTCGCTCGGAGCCTGCCATATCCCCGTGCATCGCAGCGCGATACGCCACGGCGATCTGTTTTCCGATCGCTTCACGGCTGTCTTTGATGGCAGGCTGGAGCACGGGGCGCGGCGGTATCGCGTACGCGGGGCTGCCGTGCGTCTGCACATAGAGGCTATGCGCCGCACTGTAGAGCATGCCTTTGTCGATATTCTCCTTCATTTCAGCCCGCATCTGCGGGGCGCGTACGCCGTGCGTATGGAGATAGAGCAGTTCCGCGTTGTTCACTTCGTCACCACCCGGACGGCTCGATTTTTCTTGAGGAATGCCGACGAGCACTTTCTTCCGCGTCAGCCTTTCGAGCTTCTTGACCATAGAGGTAAATCCTCTGCCGGACTTCGTAACCGTTGCAGTCCCCTTTACCATACGACCATACCTCCGACGGAGTACATCCGCGCCATCGTGACGAATTGCTGACCGTAGGAGGTCAGCTTGTACGCCCCCCAGCCTGCGAAGTCCTCATTGATGCTGCCGAAATCATAGGACACGGAAATATCGCCCGCGCTCTTGGAAGTTTGCAGCCCCTTGGCAAGCCCTGCGGCAATCTTCTTCTGCATAGGATCATCGGCACCGGCCGCCGTCTGGAGATAGAGCGTCAGCCAGTGCGCGATGTAGAGCCCCATGCAGATTTCCCATGCGTCGTGATAACGGTTTTTGTGAATGGAGGACTGCGCCATATTGACCCATGCCCTCAGAATTACATCCGGCACCGTTCCTCCGCCGAACTGCGGATATGCGGCAAGAAAATCATCCACACCGTATTCGGGATTACCGCCCGTTCGGATGTTCGACGCTGCGGCGATGATCCCGAACACATCGATATCCGAATACATCATGGCTTACTCCTTCTTGCCGCCGTCATCCTCCTGCGGCGGGCTGTTATTGCCTGCCTGCTGGTTACCTGCATCGGCATCCTTCTTCGAGTTCTTCTGCGACTTAGATTCCTTCTTGCCGCCGTCATCCTCCTGCGTCGCATCAGCAACCTCAATCGTACCGTCTGCAACCGCCCACGCATACATGGGGTCTTTCTCGACCCAGTCGGGGAGGGTGGAGAACGCATACGGCTCTGCCGTGACGATCTCCTCCGTCTCGGGGTTGCGGAATCCGATCTTCTGTTTCGCTACGAGTTTAATCATGCTGTCCTCCTTAGATACCGTCACGATAGATGAACGGCTCGAAGTAGTGAATTTTAACCTGTCCGACATTCGCCATGTAGAGGCTGTCGTAAGATGCCGTATTAACGTTCGGCTGCGTCATGACGCGGCTCATCGGAACGGGAACATCCATCCCGACAAAGCGGCGCTGATTGACGTAGGCGACCATTCGGTTCTTCTTGCTGACACCTGCGCCGATGCAGAACCGGCACTCGGCAATCACGAGGTCGACGCCCTTCGCTTTGGCGATGTTGTGGTCGACGAGATACTGCATGATGGAGACGGGCGTCGGATAACCGTTTACGCTCACCATCGTGCGGTTGATGTACGCGAAATTTTCAGGGTCGATGAGGATGTGATTCGGGATCGCGCTGTTGTCATACTGTGCGCCTGCCCATCCTGCGATGATCGCCTCATCGATATCGTTCAAAATCTCCGTCGGCGTCTTGGTCGACCATCCCGTCTGACCGCTTGCGCCGGCCTTGACTGCCGTTGCCGTGATCTGCTTGTTGTTGAGCAGTCCGGTCGTGCCGTATGCCTCCTGCCCGAGGTACGTGTTGATGTCCATGTACTTGTCGTAGTCGAGGCGGATACCGTCGTTGTAGATGTCCTCGATGCTGCGCCCCGTGACTGCGCCGCGCAGCTGATCCTGAATCTTGATGGACATAGACACCTCGTACGGGAGCACCTTATAGAGGTCTTTGGAGAGGTCTGCCTGAATCCGGCGCATGGAGTTCTGGACACCGCCGACGCCGTCCGCCTGTCCGCCCGTGACGCTGTACTCGACGTTGAATGCGGACGTTGCCTCGACCCATCCGCCGCCGCTCTCGATTTCGATGTCGCGCGGATAGGTAGTGCTCGTCAGCGGCTCGCGCAGGAGCGGATCGAGCTTTTCCAGTTCGCTCTCGAGGAACGCCAGACCGCTCGATACTGCCGCCGCGTCCATTGTCAGCAGCGGAGAACCTCCGCGCTGCGGCGCGATTGCAAGGTTATACTGTTTCTTCATATCGTTTCTCCTCTCTCCTCTTACACGCCCTGACGTGTGATGATCGTCAGCTCTGCGACGCTGCGTGCGTCTGCGCCGCTCGACCACTTCACGCCCGTCAGTTCGACGCAGTTTCCGGTCTCATTCGCGGCGCCAAGATCACCGACCTTTGCCCCTGCAGGGCTCGTGCCGCCGACGACCTTCGTGCGGACATATACCTTTGCGCCGACCTTTGGCGTCCCCCATGCGCAGGTAGCGGAAATACCGCCGCGCTGGAGCACGTCACACGGCTCTCCTGCGGTGTATGCCCCGAAATTCTGATAGGGGTATACCTTCGCCGACTTTACCTTGCGCATGGCGATGCCCGCGAAGTCCGCGGCGGTGTTTGTTGCGCCAAAGAGCGCAACGGAGCCGTCGTCCTTCTGAATAACGGGCGCGCCGAACGGAATGTCATCCGTTCCTGCGGCGACAGGGCGCGTGCGGCTGACCTCGTCTCCCTGACGGGACGCCTGCCCCGGATACCCGTAGGTCATATTGATTCCGATTGTAGTTCCCGGCATTTATTTTTCCTCCTTCTTGCAGTGCGGATTGCGCTTGCGGCAGTTCTCGCCGAAAGCACGCATCTCCTTTTCCTTCGCGGCGGCATCCGTGGTCTTGCGGCGTGCAAGTGCACCATAGCCGCCCGGCATTGGCTGCGAATCCTTCGTCTTCATCGCTTTCTTCACGGCTTTGCTGAGTGCGTCGGACGCCCTCCGCTGCTGCGCCTGCGGCATTGCTGCGATGATCGGCTTCATAGCGCGAATCACCGACAGGGCGAGTGCCTTATCTGCGGCAGGTCTTGCTTCATTCGATTCAGATTCCGTCTCCTGCTCCTGCAGGTCTTCGTCCTCCTCGAGCTGTTCCGGCGGGACGGTCACGCTCTCCTCCTCGGATTCCTCGTCCTCCGTCGGTGCAGGAGCGCCGCCTTTGAGTTCCTCCTCGAGTTCGTCCAGGGACTCCGTTTCCTTTGCGGGTGCTTCTTCCGGTTTCGGCTCATCATCCTGCGTTTGCGACTTCACGAATGCGTCAACCTTAGCGTTGAGAGCCTCTACCGCGTTCATAAGAGCCGCGATATCCTTGCCCTGTGCCTCCTGCGGTGTCTCTTCCCCGCCGCCCTCTGCTTCATCGACAGCGCGTGCCGCCTCGCGGACTTCCTCCGGCTCTGCATCTTTGGCGAATGCCGCAAACATCCGATGCAGAATACTCTTTTTTGCCATCTGTTTTCCTCCTTCTGGCTTGGTCTTGGCGTCACGGATAGACACGTCGTGTCCCGCGCGCCCGGCATCGACGACAGCAACATGATTGCCGATGATATCCATCTGCTCGTATGTTCCGTCGTCCCTCTCGATATATTTGCACTCGTAGCCGCACGATATTTCCCGCTTGCCCGCGTCAATCTTGGCAATGAGCGCGGCATCGTACACAACGAGATCGCAAATCAATTTGTCGGCGTCCGCTCCGCTGCCGCGGCGGACATTTTGCACCGTCCCCTTCGTGTAGCTCGCGTAGTTCGACGCGTCCACGCCGATGGGCGGGTGATCGTCTGTGACGGGCTTCCCTTCAAAGGACGCAATCGCCGCAGGCTTGAACACCTCGTTTTCCTCTCGGTAGACATTTAGAATACCGTCACCGTGATCCGTGATGCCGAGTTCCTGCGGCAGATACTCCTGCACGCCTGTGCGGCAGATCGGGACGCTGTGACACACGAGGAATCCCTCGGGCGTCCGCGTCATATGGGGCGAGAACCTAGCCCCGTAGAATGCTTTCAATGGGCATTCCCCCTTTCAAATTTTAGGCATAAGAAAACCCGCCCTGTATCGAGCGGGTTATTTAAGAGTTTTCCTTTTTAGGCTTCAGCCGCATCCCCCATCCGCCATAATCCACAAGTTCAAAACGGCCGTATTTATTCGCCAAATCCTTTATGTTATTCTGCTGGTTGCGCGTAAGATCGTTCCATTTGACAATGACCTCCCCGCGTTTCTCGCGCTTTGTATTGCGATACTCTGACAAATCGACGCCCACCTGCTCGTTTATGTAGGACATCAACTTTTCTGCCTCTGTCCCCTTTTTCTTTAGCGCGGGCTTAGGCTTCTCCTTCGGCGTGAACTCGTGCTTCGTCTTGCCCGTCCATTCCTTGCCGCTGAATTTGCCACCTGCACCGCCGTCGATCTTGCCCTCCGTCAGATGGACTTTCGAGCCGTTAATCGTGCGCCAGTTCTTGGGGGCTGGGTCTTTCGGATGCACAGTGTCCATCGTCAGCCCCTTGTGCATGGCGTAGGCATCCAGTGCCCGTTCAATCCGTCCGAGCGCCCGTCCGATGCGAAATGCATCTTGTACCTTCATAGTTCTAACTCCTTTCAAATCTCTTGCGCGACATTCGCTCAATATGCCCGTTGCGATACACACGCATCGGGAAATTGAGTAAATCCAAATCAACCACCGGCTCTGGATAGCACCTACAATTCGGGCAGCATCCCGCGTGGTAGTGTCCCAGCTTATTGTTGTACGGCGTCCCGTCGATGTGGCGCAGTGGAAACAAGTCCTCGGGCGCAGGCGGATCGCTCCACCTGACGAGAACGCCGCTCATGTGCTTATGGCTGTTGCGCGTCCTGCCGTCTCCATTGTTACCTCCACACGCGCGCCACACATACCAGTCAAGTCCGAGGGCTTCTGCACGCGCCTGCACTAGATTGGTCTGCGTCATGGAGACCTGCGTCCGCGCGATGAGCTGCGCCCGCGCCGTCGTTTTCTTCGGGAACATCCGCTTAATCTCATCGGCGATGTCCGAGGCTCTGCGCCCCTTTAGTGCCTCCCGTGCGGCGTATGCGGTCACGTCGTCGGCGATGTCCTTCGGCAGTGTGCTGATGAGGGCTGCATTCTCCTTCACGAGGGCTCGTATTCGCGCCCCACGTGCCCCCTGAAGCTCTTTTTGCAGGGCTTCGTATATCTCCCTCCCCCTGCCGTTATTTCGCGCCGCCTCGCGCCATGTGCGTCCGGTATCCTCGAACAGCCCCGTCACCATCTTCATAGCGATTGCTTCCGAGAGACGGATGAAGTCCGGATTCTCTGCGAGATGCTGCAGCGTCCCGGTGATGAGCGCGATCTCTGTCGTCTCTCCGACGCGCGTTACAATCCCCTTTGCAAGGTCAAGGAGCGCTCTGCGGAACGCTACTTCTATTCTGCGCTTTGGCATCCAGAGCGGTTCTCTCATGCGTAGGTCTCCTCAAAATGGGTATAAAAAATCCGCCTACACGTTCGTGCAAGCGGTCACTGTGCCGTTTGTTTGTCTTATATGCCGGGGATGCTGTCCTTGATGCCCTTCGCCATTTTCATGGCGCGCTGCATCAGGCTGTTCTCGTTCAGGTATTCTAGCCCCTTGAGTGTAAGGCGCGGACGGGATTCGCTGACCATGAAGTTTCCTGCCGCGTCGATGTCGATGGCAAGTCCTTCAATCATGCCCGCCTCGACGAGCATTCGCAGGAGAGATAGCAGACGCTGCTCGGAGATATGGAGCGTTTCTGCCGAAATCACACGATAGTCAAATTCTTCACTATCCATAGCCGCTTCCAGTGTCTTTAGGATGCGGTAGATGATCCGTATGTTGTCCATTGTGCTCACCTCTTATGCTTCCTGTGCGGTCCCTTCCCGATCTTGATGAATGTCCAATGCGAACAATAGCACATCGTCACTGTCAAGCAGATCTCCATCCTCATAAGCCTGCATGACTTCTTCACGCTCCTCATCCGTCTTTAAGCGCAATCGGACGCCAAGGACAAAATTATCGTTATCCCATATCTCACGCAGCATTTTTACAAGCCGTCTCTCTGCCCCGACTGTTTCTTCTTCTGGAATCATAGAAGCACCTCCATCATCAATTTATCTTCATTCTATCCAAAATGCGGTAATTGTCAAACCCATTATTTTCAACGAGGTAGTCATAGTTCCCGACTGCCTTTCGGAGGATTTTCTTCTTCCGCTCCTCTTTCGACAAGTCACTATTGAGAGCGCTCACTATGCGGGCATACTCCGCTTTCGACAACTTGACTTCACGGCGTTTCCGCTTGCGGTCAAACTTGCGTTTTCCCGCGCCTTTGCCAAACTTCCCATCGGACTGACGTGGATGATCCCCTTCATTCCACGCATCCGTCGTCCGCTGTTTTGGCGGTTCTCCTGCGCCGCTGCCGAACACGCCGTTCATGAGGTCGCCCATGCCCTCGTCCGGCTGCATGACCGAATCGTCGGCACGCTCTATATCCTCATCCGTAATGTTCGACCACATTCCAGTCATCTCAGACTGTTGCCGCAGTTCTTTCAGTGCCGTGCGCTGGCTCACCATGCCAGCCTGGAACGCCTTTGTTACGCTGTCCGTGTTCTTCGAGGCAAGGTCTGCCATCTCATCGTCACGCGGGCGGCGGATGGGATTGAATTCGTAGTCCCAGTCATCGGGAATACCACCGAGCGTCGAGATAAACATGATCGGCAGAATCTTGTCATACACAGGGCGAAGTTCCGCCTCCTGCTTTTCTTCGATGGTGTCATAGTAATTCTGCATGTCGCTCTCGCCGGTAGCATTCATCCCGGCAGGGCTGCGCCCGAACAGTTTTGTCACAGGCGTCTCCGCCGCGCCCGCGACGTCCATCATGAACCTGTCGTATGTCTCGCCGATGCCGCCGAAGGTGTACTGATGCGTCTCGTAGCTGTCGCCCTCGCCGAGGATTTGGAGACTGTTGTTGTTCATCATGGCGTTCATGCCCTGAATGGTATTGTAGAGCTGCACCTGTGCGCTCTCGTTTCCGGCGGCGAGCAGCTGCCCCATGCCGTCCATCTTCATGACACGCAGATTGGCCATGAAGGTCAGCATGGCGATGTTCCAGCTCACATTGTCTCGTTTTCGGAGTTCGTCAAAGACATGCTCCAGCTCGGACGCGCCCCAGTAGGTCTCTGCGAGCTGCTCGAGATACGGGAGCGCGCGCCCCATGAATCTGATGATGCGGCTGTGATGCACGCGGATGCCAACGGTCAGGGCGTCGCTAGATATTGTGTAATATTCGGGCATCCCAAACTCGGGATCGGAGATGTCACTGACGAGCTTGTCTTCCGGGGTGATGCCCGACCATCGGTCGAGGACGAGCAATCCCTTGTAGCTGCCCGGCATCACCATATCGTAATCGAGCGGTTGGTCGAGGCAGTTCTCATGTCCCTCAATCATAATGAGCGCGCCTGCGCCGCCGTAGAGCCGCCCCCATTTCAGCCCCTCGAGAATCTTGCGGCTTGTGCGCGTCGTGCGGTCACAGCGGACAATCTTCTTGATTTGGTCGGGCGATAGCTGCGTCAGGATATGGTAGCCGTTCTTGATCATATCCTCTGGGACAACATCGATGATGCGGCGTACGATCCAGTGTGAACGGTACAGGCTGTTGATGGTCTGCCAATCCCTAGAGAACCGCGTCAAGGGGTATTCCGTCGTTTCGAGCGGGTTCGGCATGAACACACCCGAGCGTGTCATTGGGTTCTGAAACGCGTCGTTCGTCTTCTGCCGGCGCAGTTTCGCTTGTTTGTTTTTACTCATTCTCTGCGCCTCCATTTCGGCAGCATGGTGTGAACGTAATACCGCAGCGCGTCGCACGCATGGTCGTTGCTTTTGACGGGTTGCTCTTTGCCCATCCGCGCCGCTTTTTCGTCCCAGACGTAGCTCTGGAACTCGTCGATCATCGGCTGACAGCGCGTGCGGTGGATGCGGATTTTCTTCTTCGTCAGCAGTTTTGCGACCTCGCGGATGCCGTCGTTGACGCTGTTGTCTGCGTCCTTTACGCGGAATCCGCGCCCTTGACACTCGAGTTTGAAGCTCGCCGCCGAGGGGTCAATCACGATGATGTCGGGATACTCCTCGCCGACCATTCGCTCTAGGTCGTCGGCATACTCGGCGTCGGTCTTTTGCCGCTGCTCCTTGCGACTGTCCCAGTAGTACATATCTGGGATCCATATCGTCTCGCCGTCGTCGTAAATGTCGAGAAAGACCATCGGATTCTTCGTACCATAGTCGCAGGCAATGAAGCGGCGGCAGGTGCTCTTGATTGTGTTAGTGAACTCCTCATCGTCAAACAGGAGGTCATCGCTGAACATGTCGTAGATGATGCCCTCCGCAAGCACCCACAATCCGAGGATCATGCGCTTGAACCACATTCCCGAGTACGAGCTGCGAATGTTCGTCTTGTACTCGCCCGTGAGGTTCGGATTGTCGTCTAACTCAAAATGCACCACGTTTACAAGTCCGTCCCGGAGCTTCTTTTCGCTCGTGACGTATTCCTTGTAAAGGTAGTGCATGGGAGAATCCGGATTTGTCGTACTGTATAGCTTTGCCCCCGGCACGCTGAGACGGTTGAGGAGCTGCTTGAAGAATCGCTCGGGCATGAGGGTCAGCTCGTCGCAGTATGCGCCTGCAAGGGTCTTTCCTCGGATGAATTTCTCTGAGCCCTCGTCCTTTGCACCGACGACCTTAATGCGCCGTACATGCTCGCCCTCTGCGTCCCGCCAGAACACGTCAAGCGAGCCGCTCTGCCGGTTGTAGTGGTAGTGCTCCTCGCCGATGGTATCGAACAGGTCGTTCAGCACGTTGTCGTAGATCGTGTCCTTGGATACACCGGTCATGAGGAGCAGCCCCGGCGGCCCCGTCATGATGTAGTCGAGCCATTTGGGAATCATGGCGACGGTCTTGCCGCTGCGGACGCTGCCCTCGAGAATGTTGATGAAGGCGTCCTCCTCGATGGGCTTCTCGATGAAGTCCAGAGCCTTTGTGCCCCAGTCCTTAAACTCCATCAGGGTGTCCTCCTCTCACGAGCCTTTTTTAGAGACTGCACAAGCTGCACCATTGTGGATTGCTCCTTTGGTTTATTCTCCTCACCATTGGCAAGTGCGGCGGCTTTTTCCCTGAGTTTTACGTCGCGTTCTTTGAGGCGGATGTCGGCACTGTCTCCGATGCTGTCAAGTAGTATCTTCACCATCTGCGGATTGCCCTCACAAGCGGTACGAATGATTCCGCCAATAACCGCATCGGCGATTGTAATCTCCTCGTCTTTGATGTTTGCCGCAAGCATGATTCCTTCTCTGAGGTCTGGATGCAAGTCCTTCAAGGTGAGTGAGACTGCTTCTTTGAGGACTGTACGCAGAGCTTTCTTGCGGCGGCGGGATTTTCCGCTCTCAACGCCACCTTTTTTGCTATTTTCTCTAGCTTCGCTCTTACTTCGTTTCGATGCCGGAATCAGATTCTGCTCGTTCGCCATCTACACGCTCACCACCTCCCTTGATATAGGCATAAGAAAACCCGCCCAGAATGAGCGGGTTCATTGTGAAATTGTTGTCTACTTCTTTCCGTACTTGCGGCGGGCACGGTCTGCACGTTTGCCCATGATAAAACCGTAGTGGTAAATGATAATGCCCGTAATCAGGACATCGCCTATAGCAAGATGACGATTCATCAACCAAGCTATCATGTCGCGAACAGGTTCATCTGGAATTGCATGACGCATAGCAATTTGCTCCATTGTCATGACTACACCGCCTCCCGCCCGAAAATCTTTTCAAACACAGGAACGACGCTTTCATAGTACCGCCAAGTTTCGACTTCCTTGACGCTGTGCTCGGACTTACTGTAGAACAACTTCGCATACTCGGGTACTTTCAACTTGTGCATGTTCGCCAGCTTGCCGATCTTGTTTGCCGACACGCCGAACATTGCGCCGATTTCCGTCGCTGAGTACGTCCGACGCTCTGCGGCGGGCAAGGGAAGAATCATCTCACCCGCGACCATCTCGGCGGCTTTTGCGTTGCATACGGCTTTGTATTCGGGGATGTTCGTGCGCTCTGCAATCTTGAGAAGCAAGTTTGCCGCACGGGTGCGAGCATTGCGCTCCATGATTTCCACACGCTTGGACTGAAGGGCATCGTCATGCTTCACGTTGTAGCCGCCAGTCTTGCGGATGGAGGGCAGAACCTCCGACGTGACCCAACGCTTGAACTTCTTCGCGGCGGGGAGCTTCGAGGAGAGGATGAGTGAGTAAAGCCCCGATTCGTTGATGATGGTTGCCGTCTGTGTCCCGCGCGACGGGGTGGTAATTTGCCACCCCGTCTTATCTTCCTCGTCAACATGGGCTTTCAACGCATTCACGGTATCCTTATAGCCCAGAATCTCCGCGACATCCTTGCCAACGAAATACGGTTCTCTCCCCTTCACAATCGTTCGCACCTTGCCGAACTCGGCGTTTTCGAAAATCTGAACTCCATTTGTCATTACAATTCATCCTTTCTTTTTTCCCGAAAAGATGATAGAATGAAACCATCAATCCCTTCGGGGGTTGTAGGACAAGCAACCCTCGACTGTCGCCAAACACTGAGGGTTGCTTTTTTCATCAATCTCGATAACTTTCGCGCACGGTATCAAGCAACGTCCTGCCATGCGGGGCATTCCCATCACCTTTAATGACGTCCACTTCGGCGGTTCCTATAAGTGGTTTGATGCGCGCTTCAAGCCACTCCGTTACACTTGTGTTTCCAGCTGCTTTCCGCTGATAATTATATGCAGGAAATAGCTGACTACGCGGGCAACGAATTACGACTTTAATTTCTTCGAGCTGAACTATCTGTCGTTCAAGCTCACTCGCAGGCACATTCATATCTCCCCCTCCTTTCAACGGCAATATTACACGATTATTTTCAGATTGTCAAGGGGGTTATTTAGCTTTTATTTTGTGTGTCTATTCATAATTTTACAAAATTCTATTTTGGTCATTTTATAGATTTTACCGCCGATGTGAACTTTCACGGGGTACTTTAGCAAATCTTCATCCACAACAGTTTCGGCATAGCAGCGACAGAGCGGGCAACAGCCCGCGTGGTAGTGTCCATAATTCTCCGAATTCGTCGATGGAAATAATGTTTCCGGCGCGGGTGGGTCGTTCCAATTAACAACAATCCCACTCATTTTACGGTGGCTATCCCTTGTCTTCCCATCACCTTTTCTGCCTCCGCACGCCCTCCAAACGTACCAATGAAGCCCCATTTTTTCCGCTCGCGCCTGCATCAAAGCTGTGTGTGCAATAGACGCTTGCGTTCGTGCAATCAAAAGAGCTTTATTTTTTGCATGGGCAGGAAGCATTTTCTCAAGGTCTTTCGCAATAGATTCAGCCCTGCGTCCTTTTTGGTTCTCCTGCATGACGTAAAGTGCTATATTGTTGGCATCCTCTGCAGAGAGTATTGTCAAAAGATATGGGGCTGACCGGGCAAGGGAGGACACACGTGCGCCCGTTTCTCCTTGCATCTCTTTTTGTAGAGCATCATACATCGTTTTGCCTCGCCCATAGGTCGAGGTTATTTTTTTGATGATCCCCATTATATCTATCATCGTGCGATGCCGCCTTTCTCTCATAGACTGCTTTTATTGTTCCAATCTTATATTACTCGATGATAGACATAAACTCAATCAAAAAAGCCCTCCACTGATACGGCGAGGACTGCTTGCGCTCTATGCAATTTTCGACATTACCATCATACCACGTTTGACAGCGAAAAACGCGCAGAAAGTGCGCAAAAATCTCGCAAAGAATGCGCAAAAAACGCGCAAAAATTTTGCTGTCTTAGTTATCCACAGTTTTCCAAAAACACGAAGTCAAGGCTGCGCTGCCCTTCCACAGCTTCTGGGAATAGCGTCTTTGTGAGCACTGTGATCGCCTCCCGGGCGAGATACTGACAGCTGCGCTCGCTGTAGCCTGTCGCCTGTGACACCTGATACCATCGCTCCCCGTCCATGAACTTCCTGCACAGGATCGTGCGGTGTGCGTCGCCCATCAAAGCGAGCGCATTGTCAATCCGCCGCAGGAGCGTCTGGATGCGGATGTAGTTCTCGCGCAGAATCGGCAGACGTTCTTCGAGCTTCATGCGTCGGACGACGGCACGCTCAACCTCGGATAGCTCATCGTACCCGCCGACGGGTGCATCGCCATACTTCGATATTTTCGCATCTCCGATGCTGCGTATCTGCTCTTCCACGCCTTCGATCTCGATGCGGAGGCTGGAGAGTTGCCCCTTGAACTGGTGATAGTTACGGAGATACCCGTATACCGTCTTTTCGTAATCGTCGTACTCCCTCATATGCTCCTCCGCTTAACAACGAGACAGAGAGCGCGACTTCTCGCACTCTCTTTTTGCTCCGAAAACGCCTTGTCTTATTCTGCGCTGCCGTCCAGTTCCCGCATCATGATCTCTATCCTCGGTCGTTCATCGTACCATTTCCCGAGCTCGGAGAATCCGACGATCTGACTGTCGTCCTTGTACCACACGCCCTTGAGTGCATCCTCGACCCCTTTCAGCACGTTGGACACGTCCGGCTTTGTCACCGGTCGAATCTGCCCCGCCTTTGCCGCCTCGCGCTTGTATTTTGGCATCCCTTTTGGGATGGCACGATAGATACGTAGGGAGAACTCGATTGCACCCTCTACGGGCGATTCCGGGGCGTGCTGCGCCGCAATCATCCGCACATAGCTCTTGTAATCGCGGCTCTTTGCGGGATCGTACGCCTTGACAAATCCGCCCTGCCGAGAAAACCGCGGTCGTCCCTGCGCGACCGGCTCGCCGAGGATAACGGCGGTATAGATGCTCAATGCGCGACCTCCTCGCTGCTCAGCAGCCTATACGTCTCCCCATCGTAGACGTACACCGGCATGCCTTTTTGACTCGCATGTGAGAGCTCCATCATGCATCCTCGGCTCTCCCGGTATCGTCCTGTCATCACTATCCCGTCGCAGTAATCCAAAAGGCACAGACAGTACATCATGATTTTGTAGTACTCCATGCTCTCCAACGCCTTAAAGTTGGCAATCGGGCTGATGTAGAGCACATCCGGGTATTTCTCCTGAAGTTCGCGTTGGATCGCTTCCGCCTCTGCCCGATTCTTCGTTTCGTCACCGCTGAATGGGTGCGATAGATAGTGTGTAATCATCGGTGTTCCTCATCAATCCTTCATCCACACAAGCCACACCGTCTTGCCTCGCCGATTACCAAACAGCGGACGTTGCGGGAACAGCCTCAAAATATCCGCTGTGCTGATCTGATCCTCGCTCCACTTGAAAATCAACACGCCCTGCGGCTTGAGTACTCTCATACACTCGGCGAATCCACGGCGCAAATCATCTTCCCAGTCATCCGTGAGCATTCCATATTTCTTGCTCAACCACGACGCCTTTCCGACACGACGTAGATGTGGAGGATCAAACACCACGAGCCGGAACGACTCATCGGGGAAAATCATATACCGGAAATCGCCTAGGACATCGGGCCTAACCTCAAGTTTCCGCCCGTCGCACAGCGTATCATCCACGATACGGCAATCTTGGAATACCACGCGGGGATTATTCTTATCAAACCAAAACATTCTTGCACCGCAGCAGGCATCAAGAATCGGCTTATCCATGTCAATCCTTCCTCTTCGCACAGTCCCTCACCAACGCCCCATACAAGCGTTGAGATATTGGTTGCACACACTGCCGAGTGTCATTGCGCCTCCTCATGGTAGCCGCGCTTTCGGTTCTTCTCGTTGACACGCCGCTGCCATTCGTCCCGCTCCTCTTCGTTATATCCGAGCGCATCAAGCCACGAAACACACACTGTGATCACATCCGTCAGCTCTTCTGCAAGATGCTCATTGATCTGTCTGTTGCGGATGATTCTATCCAAATCGAGATTGATGAGGTCTGCTTCCCCGAGTACCTCCTCTGTCTCCTCTGCGAGTTTTTCCATCCACTCTTTTGTACTCGCATTCCGAAATGCCATGCATGGAATCGGTTTAATCATTTTCTGCCTCCTACTCTATCCGCTGCCAATCATAAAGCCTTGCCCATGCCTCAAGCCTGTCTAACGCATCCTTCTTCGTGGGATACGCCCCTATAAGCACCTCTGGCGTCTGTCCCTGATCAGCATAGTACACCGAGTACCGCAGCCTCCCTTTTGCTGATTTCCCATCCGGCGCGACGTAGTACACGGTGCCGACTTCGTCCTCGTACATCATGCGTATCCCGCCTCCTTTTCATATTGCCTTGCGCGATACCGAAATGTCGCAAGCGGCATATGACACGCCCGCGCCGCCGCACTCCCTGTGATTTTCTCTGCTTTCCACTGCCGATAACATTCAGGAAAGTTTGTCGGCAGGGGACGCGCCGGTCTGCCAAACTCTACACCGCGCGCTTTTGCCGCCGCGATCCCTTCGGCTTGTCTCTGCTTGATGTTCGCACGTTCGCTTTCGGCAACGAACGAAAGCACCTGCAAGACAAGATCGCTGATGAACGTTCCGATGAGGTCTTTCCCCCGCCGTGTATCAAGCAGCGGCATATCGACGACCACAATGTCAACGCCTTTTTCCTTGGTCAATATGCGCCACTGCTCTTGTATCTCTTCGTAGTTACGCCCGAGGCGGTCGATACTTTTAATATAAATCACATCGTCCTTTTTCAGGCGCCGTACCATCTTCTGATAAGCAGGGCGGTTAAAATCTTTGCCCGACTGCTTGTCCGTGAAGATGTTTTTCTGAGGGATGTCAAGAGCCTGCAGGGCGATGATTTGACGCTCTTCGTTTTGCTCGCGTGTGCTGACGCGTACATACCCGTAAATCATACTGCCGGCTTCGCCTCCCGCCATCCGTACCGCTTTGCCTTTTCGTCAAGCTCCAGCTGCGCCGCAAGTCCCGAGAAAAAGGGATACTCGCACATCTGCCCGCTCTCTTCCTCCGTGTCCCGATAGATGCCCCAGCGGCTCCGCCCGATGTACGCGATGTAATAGACTGCGCCGCGTTCGTCCTCGTACTGCATCATCGCACCTCCCGAAATATAACCTTGCTCTCCCGCATTTTGTACAGGAACAGCTTCTTCCGCAGTATGTAGTCACGCGTCTTCATGCCCTTTACCTCGACGACCTCAGTATGCCCGTCCGCGTACCGCACGAGGAAATCGGGCGTGTAAGTAATCGGGAGCTGCTTGTACCCTGCGTTGTCCACGAACCCCTCAAGGAGCTCAAAGGACGGTTGCAGCGTGATTGATACCACCTCGCCCCGACGCTTGAGGTCGAGCAGCTCGAGGTAATATTCTGCCTCGCGCTTGCTGTCGAACGTGCGCCCGTAGACGGTCGTTTTCCGGGCATTGTACTTGTTCCGCTTGCGCCGGCTCTTTTCGTCCGCGCGCCATACCGCCGTGCGTGCCGTCGGGTAGTTCTCTTTGCAGGGTGTGTATTCGTCCATGTCGCCGCCTCCTTACTCAATCCATGGCCTCATCCCATGTCGCGACAACCACCATATAGCCTTGTCCTTATGGGGTTGTTTGATGTATGGCGATGTACTGCCAAGCAACGCTTTACAGGCACCTGCCATGAGTACGTTTTTGTCCTTGGGAAAAGCAATACCATATTTCCGCGCATATTTTTTCAACTTTTTCGCTTGTCCGTATACCACAAGGGATATTAGCGCCATATCCCGCTCTTTGATAAAAGCATTCATGTCCATCAGAAACACCCGCGTTTCTTGTTCTTCTCGTTGATGCGCTTTTGCAGCTCGCCGCGCCTCGCTTCGTCATATCCAAGCGCATGAAGCCATGAGGTGCAAACGGTTATAACATTCGTGAGTTTTTCGGCGAGAGCCTCTTCATCCGCACGCTCTATACAATCAAAAAACTGATCCATGTATATCACATCTCTAACGACATCATACATGTGCTTGCCCAGTTCCTTTGCCCACGCCTCACCATCCGCAACGTCAAACATGTTGCACGGCTGCGGCTTTGTCATATCAATCTCTGCCATCTCAGCACGCTCCTTTCATGCGCCAGTCGAGGCTGTCCATCCGTATCGGCTCACACATCCCGCAAATTCGGCTCACGATGCGCTCGCCCATGATGTCTTTCTCCAGGTTCCCTCGCTTTTTGGGGTCTACCTCCGAGAGGTGTTTACTCAGCTCCTCGGGCGCAAAATTCGACGTGACAATCGTCGGCAACTCCTCGTTGTAGCGATGGTTGAATATCCCGAAAAGCTGTTCTCCAACCCATGAGGACATCAGCTCCGTCCCGAGGTCATCGAGCACCAACATCGGCGCCGTTCGTATCGCTTGCGTTACCTCCTGCGTCGTCCCTTTTCCGAACGTTGCCTTGATGTCGGCGAGGAGGTCAATCGCACTCGCAAAAAGGACGTTCTTGCCGCTCTTTGCCCGCTCATTCGCGATGATAGCCGCGAGCATCGTCTTTCCCGCGCCCCGTCCACCGTGTAGGAGCAATCCGCCGCTCTCTGCCGTTACCATCCATCGCGCAGCCTTCACCGCCTCTTTGTTGCGCTGTGTGACGCGGTAGTCCTCAAAGCCGAGATTGCGGTACCGTTTCGGTACGTGAGCCGCCTGAAAGAGACGGTCGAGCCGCACTTTCTCACGTCGCCGCCGCTCCACGTCGCAGATTGTATAGCTCACTCCGTAGCGGCCGTAATCATCCGTGACGACGGGGGTCATCCCCTGCGCCGATCCTGTCTTGTAACATGTCCCCGCGCAGCCGGCACACCTATCCCGCTCGTCCTCGATCTGTATGATCTCCTCCCGGTGCATCTCGATTACCTCCTGCGGGAGGTTGTACGTCCCACGGACGCGGGGAGTTTCGTTTTCGTTCTTCCCACTCTCTGAGTTGCTGTATCCATGGAGTTTCATCTGCGGAGACATCCGCGCTATGATCTCCTTCGCCTGTTCCACTTGTCACCGCTCCTTTCGTTTTTCGCTGTGCCTTGAATCCGTCTCTTTGCCACCGTTCGAGGATTGCCGAGATGTAGCGGAGATTCCGTCCGCCACACTCTACCGCCTCCGTGATTGCGGCGATGACCCATTTTGCCCCGTAGGTGTCGTAGAGGTCAGCGAGTTTATCCGCCTCTATCGCCCCCGTAACGGGATGGATGTTGTCCGAGAAGGTACGCATCACTTCTCCTAGGTCATCATCCGGCTTATCCCTAGAATGTGGCTGCGGCAGCTCGTCCTCACGCGCGCACGCACGCGGTATATACTGCTGCTGCTGTTTATTATTATTTGTTTTAGTTTTTGTTTTTGTTTTAGGGGACTCGGAATCCGTTGAGGCTGTAGGCTCTGCGGGATCGTTTTGGGGGAATTTTTCCCCTATAACCTCCCCTAAAACCTCCCCTAAAACTTCTTTTTGAGGGAATTTTTCCCCTAAAACTTCATCCTTTTGGGGGAATTTTTCCCCTAAAGATTCATCCGAACCTCCGTTATAGGGGAGTTTTTCCCCTAAACGGATGATGTGATACTGCGTCGGGATACGTCTATCTCCAAACTGCACAGAGATGAATCCCTTATTGATAAGCTCCTGCCGTGCCTTTTGTATTGTCTTGCTCGTGAGCCCTGTGACAGTCTCTAAATACGCATTGCTCGCCTCGAACCACGCTGTCCATCGGCGTTTGTTGTTGAGACCAAATAACTGTAGATAGAGGGCATAAGAGGACGCGCTTAAAGACACCGCCGCAGAGCGGTCAATAAATGCGCCCATCTGCCGTATGTAGTCCATGCGCGTCCTTCTCCTTATGCTTTCTCTGCCGCCTCATCCATATCGTACGAAAACAGGTCATATTCCGACCGCCATTCGTGCGATCCATCCTCCAGTTCAACGAGGTACTCTACGGTATACTCATCTTCGTCGTTGCAGTGCAGGATTACTTTTACGACAACGCCGCGCACATCGATGTTTCCGCCAAAATTTCTAAAGTTTACCTTGTCCCCAACATTGAACGCCGATTCAATCTCGAACTTCATTGATTTACACCTCCCCCATCGTTTAATCCTCAAACAATTCATTTATTGCCTGTATCACTTCCTTAGAAAGCGGTGCAGGTTTTCCATAAAAATCAAAAAATCCTATGATTACATCATGGTTATCAAACTTACGTTCAATCACGGACTCGTTCCACCATTTACGCGTTCCGTTTTCAAGTTCGACCAAATACGAGGGCTGATGTGTCGTATGACTGATGAGCTTAATGTCTACGACAACGCCCTTCTGATTCCGGGTGCCAATCACATCTCCGACGTTGAACTTTGATGCAATCTCGAATTTCATCATCTCACTCCTTCCTCAGTTTGTAGACGTCCGCAATCCGCTCGTCTACCTTCACAGGCTCTAGGATGTACCGCCGCAGGAACGTCTCATGCCCTATCTTGTGTATCTCTGTGTGATGCGTTCTACACAGCGGCAATACCCGCATCCCGATGTGACATATCTCCTTACGATTGCGCCCCATGCCCACACAGTCAACGTGATGCAGCTCCGCTTTCCTACCGCATACCGCGCATCGCTTGTTCATGAGACACACCCACACATAGCGGGGGATGTCCTCGGCGAGCTTATAGAGCGGCTCGTTGCACGGAACATCATGCAGGAGGCAAAAGTCGATCAGGAACGTGATGTAGAGCCTTGCAACCTCCACCGAACAATCGGAGAGCGAGAATGTCCCCTCTAGCGTCGCCATTTCCGACTCTTGAAAGATCCATTTTGAGAACTCCTTGACCGTCTCCATCGGTGTGCCGCCCATCCATAGGGCAATGTCGCGAATAAGGGCGTATGCCTTGCGTCGTTGCTCGGGACTGATACGGCGAGGATCAACAAGCTCAATGTTGACACCCTTGCGGTACTTGCCCTTGAGAGCCTCCTTGTCGGCAGCAGGGAGGAGGATAAGAAAGCCCTCCTCAGCCTCCTGCACGACCTTTCCTGAGAGAATCATTAGAACGGAATATCATCGTCGGGGATAGTATCTCCGATGACGCCGTAGGATTTCCGCTCCAGTTCCTTCTTTGGCGGCGCAGGGACGTCCTCAATGCCCTCAAGTTCGTTGATGTAGGCTATCTTGGTTGCCGTCTTGATTGTCCCATCATAGGAGGATTCATACTCTTCCTCCCGGAACACGCCGCCGAACATCAGCCCCTTGAGCGATTCCACATCAAAGTTCCAGTCCCACCCGGGATTGGACGCCTTGAGGATTTCAACGAGCCCCTTAAACCGTCCCGCCTGCGTGTTGTTCGGCTCCCCGTCAAGCCCCGTGAGCTGATAGTATGTGCCGCCTGCGGGGTATTTTGCATCCGCGTCGCTTTGTTTACGCTGCTTGTATTGCCGCACAAACAGCCCCGCATACTCGCCCTCGGCGACATCCACCCAAAGAACAAGCATCTCTTTCCCTTTGCGCGACTGCGTAACAGCCCCGCCGATAATCGTGCAGGGATAGCCGCCCGCAGGGAGCCTTTCCCCGCCGCCCTTGATTGCCGTCGTTTCGTCCCACCATGTTGGTTTTTGCATTTTGTCTTCCTCCTTATGCACTCTTCGCCGTATCTTCGGCGTCCTCGCCCTCATACTCCTTGAGTGCCGCAATCACAGCGGCCATATCGTTATCAATCTCCTTGTCAAAGCATCCCATCGGGCTTTTCGCCGTGCTTTTATCCGATTGCGTTTCAAAGACGTATTTCCCGTCAAGTGCTTTTGATATTAGAACCGTTGAGAATTTACTTTCCGGCACAATCTTATCCAGCTTGCGCCCCGAGGTTTTCATGCGTGTAAATATGTACCCGCTATCATCACGGTCGGTCTGCGTGTGTGCCATACAGACAACAGTCAAGTCCTCTCGGTAAAGGTGTATCTTCGTAATCAGTTCCCATATGACAGCGGCAAGGTCGACCCATTTGTCATATCCTTTCTCTTTCATGCGCCGCATCTCATCATCAATCATGCACATATTCAACGTGTCAATAACGACGACTTCGATGTGAGTGAGATCGCCATCGTTTACACGCGTCAGATAGTTCATGATGACCGACACGTCCGAACTCTGGATATAGTTCTTGTTTGCCGTGTTGTACGACTTGCGCCATCCACGCCATGACAGCCCCTTACGGTCGGCGTCAATGATTAGTGTCGTCTGTGGGTCGAGTGTCCGGAGTGACGTTGTTTTTCCGCTCCCCGATTCGCCCATGATTAGGATTGCTCTACTCATTTGTTCTTCCTCCTTCTACGCCGCGCCACCTGCCCGCGCGGCGTCGTGGATGCCCGACCGACGCACCGCCCGCCCTGCTTTATCTTTGCAGACAGTTCGTTCCGTAAATGAGGTTTCCCCCACCTTTTACATCCTCCAAATCGGGGTACAATCTGTACCTAGGTTATCCCTTGCGCCGTTATTCTGCCTCCACATAGAAGGACGGCTCGCCCTCCGTTACAGTCATTCCGGGGATAATCTGCCCCGTCACGCTTACTATGCGCCCGTCCTCCATGACGTTCAGGGTTTTCTTGTAATCGCCCCATCGGACGCTTTCCTTGCGTTCGATGTAGTCCGCATCATCCTTGCGAACAAATGCAAGAAGATCTGCGTTCGTTGCGGACACCTTCTCGCCGCCCATCATGTACGTCTTGCTCCCCGCACGGAAGCCGACGCGCCCCGAGGGCAGCATGACAGACTTCTTCTTGCTGCCTGCAAGCTCCGCCTCTGCCCATGGGCGCAGGAGCCCCTCAAAGAACGCCTCATCCTCGTCAAGTTTCATAAGGCTTTCTGCGCGCCACTTCTCATAGCGCGCCACCATCTTTTGGTATTGATCCTCGACCATCTCACGCTCTTTGCGTTTCTCGGCAATTTTCTCAAGCGCCCACTGCGCACTTGCCGCGTCTGTCACCTCAAAAGGCTTCTTTTCTACCGCTTCCATCATGCCGCAGGTTCCTCCTCTATACCGAACTGTTCCGGATGACGTGCCAAATAGTGAATCTGAACATCATCGAATGCTTTATCTACCTCAAACCGCATCCCGTAGCGCGTTGTGCTGTGCTGTACCTGTCCCGCTTCATCACGCCAGAGAATCATGATCGCAGGCGCTTTTGTCAGCTCCCCATAGGCGAGCACTTTATACATGGTTCCGCACAGTTCGGCTTGAAAACGTTCCACATACACGACATGAACATCAGAACCGCCCTCATAGCCGCGCAGCCCGCTCAGCAGCGCGTCAATTTGCTCTTGTACCCACGCGGGGTATTTTGTTACGATCATTTGTCAAATCTCCTCTCATGTGCTATGATAGTCGTATCATTTGTTTTAACTCCTTGCCCTTTCGGGATTGCCGTCTCGAGGGGCTTTTCTTTTTGTGTGTCTTTTTTACGTTCATCCCATAACCGCGTTCACCGAACGCCGTGATCAGGATTGCGCTCTCCTCCCGCGTGCGCGGGATCTTCCCGCCGCCGTCACACGTCGGCAGCGTGCATGTGAGACAGCCCCACCCGGGGCGGCACTCATTCATTCCCGCGCACCCAGTACGTCATGGTCAGCTTATCCCCCGGATGAAGCATCCCACCGCGATCCACAAGCCACGGGTTATTTTCGTACACGCCCTCCTTGTACTCAAGGATGTAGCGGCACGTCCCCGTGTTCTTTGCGACGTACTCCTCACAGATTCCCCACAGTGTTTCTCCGGGCTTGACGATGTGCGTTTCTTCCACCAGTACCGCCTCGGGGCGATCCTCCAGTGCCTCCATGCCCGCCGTACACACGGCGCAGGCGAGCAGCCCTCCGCCAATGAGGGCTTTCATCCCTAGTTTCATTTCCTACACCTCCTCACGCGCTCCGTACTGCACGGAGCTTCTTCTCTTCCGGCTCGCCCTGCGGCAGGGATGCGATGTAATCGAGGACGTCACGCCGTTTGTATCGTTTGAATCCTTTCCACAGCAGATAGAAGGGGATCTTCCCTTCGCGGATGAGGCGGTCAACGGTAACGACCGAGACGGACAACATCGCCGCAACGTCCTGTTTCTCAAGGAGTTCGGGTTGAATGGAGTGTGTGAAAGAAATTCTGTAAAAACTTCTGACTCGAAGGAATAAGGACTTCTATGGTAAAATCAAATCATGGGAGGTCTTTGTTTATGGCAAAACAACAAAAAGAAGTTCACAAAGTCAAAATGACCGATGGGAAAAGAGCGATCATTCAGCAGCTCTTTCAAGAGTATGACATTGAGAGCACATCCGACATCCAAGACGCACTAAAAGACCTGCTGGGTGGAACCATCAAGGAAATGATGGAGGTGGAAATGGACAGCCATTTAGGCTACGAAAAATCCCAACGCTCCGCCAATGAGAACGCTCGCAATGGGTACAAATCCAAGACATTAAACAGCAGCTATGGGAGCGTTCGGATTGAAGTCCCCCAAGACCGGCAGTCTTCTTTTGAACCACAGGTGGTAAAAAAGCGGCAGAAGGATATCTCTGCGATTGATCAGAAAATCATATCCATGTATGCCAAGGGAATGACTACGAGACAGATTTCCGAAACGATCAATGACATCTACGGTTTTGAGGCATCGGAAGGATTTGTATCCGACGTAACCGATAAGATTCTGCCCCACATTGAGGAATGGCAGAACCGCTGCCTTGTCAGCGTTTACCCGATCGTTTTCATTGATGCCATCCATTTTTCCGTGCGTCAGGACAGCATCGTAAGCAAACTTGCGGCCTACGTCGTTGTAGGGATTAACGATGCCGGGCGAAAAGAAGTCTTAACCATTGAAATTGGAGAAAATGAGAGCAGCAAATATTGGCTTGGCGTTCTTAACAGCCTAAAAAATCGA